CTTACAACGTAGAAGCATTACTGCTAGTTTTCATTCAGAGTTCGCAAAAGAACAGGAGTTCGGAGACAAATGTTTACAACTAATTGATAACGGTGTTCTTCTTACAATCAATCAAGTAATGGTACCTAATCGTTTTGATGAGTATTATGAAAGATGCCAACGATTTTCTAACAGAGGAATCAATGTTACACTAAAACCACAGAGTGATCCCACAGCCAGTTTTATAGTAGAAGGATATACTGTTAAGCAAACATTACAGATGCAAGAACAATTCCCTCAACATCATAAAGGTGAACAAGTAATGCAAATGTATTTTGAAGATCACAAAGGAAACAATTATGGATTGGATCAAGCCGAAAGAATGAATGCGTTTAACTTCAATAAGTTTAAAGATTGGAATTGCTCAGCAGGATATCAAAGTTGCGTTATAAGGGGGGTTGAAGTTAAAAGAGCATATAGTTGTGCGGAAGAACCTTTAGGCACGCTTACAGACGGTTTTACGCTGTTTAAAGCACCATCTAAATGCATTACTAGCTCTTGTGTAAGCAGTGCAGACAGCAAGATACCAAAATCAAAATGAAAATAGATATACAAGACATAAAATTTTGGATGGACGCTATTCGCAATAGCGAAGACAAGTATCGTACACTTGAAAGTTTCTGGGGCGGACAGTTACAATCCAAAACTTGGTTAATAGAAAATCTTGAAAGAAAATCACGTATTGCAAATGCAAATATAGTTATTTTTGGAGGATGGTACGGTGTGCTATCTAGTATGTTGTTTAATAGCGATATTGGTATAAAAAATATTACCAGTGTTGATGTAGATCCTCAATGTAAAGAAATTGCAAGTACCATAAACAAACGTCAAGAAATGGATGGAAAATTTGTTTCTATAACTGATGATATGTGTGACTTTGTTTACGACTATGATCCCGATATTGTGATTAACACAAGTTGCGAACATATTACAGATAGTCAATATAAAAAATGGTTGCGTAATGTTCCTAGAGGATGTAAAATAGTATTACAAAGCAATGACTATAATGAGCTAGATGAGCATATCAATTGTGTTTCATCTTTAGAAGAATTTAAAAAGAAGTCAGGTCTTTCATCTTTTACAGTTGAAGAAGAATTACAATTGCAAAAGTATAAAAGATTTATGCTTATAGGACACAAGTAATGTATACAATAGATGAAATCAAATCAATACACCTTGAAGTGACATCTAAGTGTCAGGCTAAATGTCCTATGTGTCCTCGTAGAATACAAGGAGGTCCATTATTAGATACCCTATACCTAGAAGAAATAGATTTAGGAACTTTTGTAAATTGGTTTCCAAGAGACTTTGTAAAGCAGTTAGATGATCTAAATATGTGCGGTAACTTAGGCGATCCTATAATTGCAACAGATACTTTAGAAATATATAGATATCTAAGAGAAACTAATTCAACAATGCACTTGCAAATGCATACAAACGGAAGTGCAAGATCTACAGACTGGTGGCAAGAACTAGCAAGTTTAAATGTTCAAGTTGTATTCGGTATAGATGGATTAGAAGATACTCACGCACTTTATAGAGTAAACACAGACTTCAACAAAATTATAAAAAATGCAAAAGCATTTATTTCTGCCGGAGGAGATGCTCGTTGGGATATGTTAGTATTCAAACATAACGAACATCAAGTTAAACAGTGTGAACAGATGAGCAAAGATTTAGGATTCACACACTTTTATCAAAAACACACTAGCAGATTCAGAGATGGCAAACTAGATGTTATTGATGATAACTATAATGTAACACATACGCTGTATCCGACTACTCACAGTGATAAAAACAGTGAGGGCGTTGAAAAGGCAAAACAAGATGTGTTACCAACTATTAATTGTAAGGCAAAAAAATATAATCAAATTTATGTTGCTGCTAACGGTAATGTAAGTCCGTGTTGCTGGCTAGACCTAGAATGGGTTCCGCAACACAGTTTTTCTCGTATTGATTATATGAGTAAAATTAAAGAATACCCTAATTTGCATAGGAATACTATGCAAGAAGTGTTTTCTTCAAACTACTTCAATAGAATTAGCAGTTGTTGGACAACAACTGGTTTGAAAGAATGTACCAAGCAGTGTGGTAACTTTGATAAATTAAATAAACAGTTTGTAAAGGTGAATAATGACTAGTAAAACATTTTGCCCATTACCCTGGATACATATGGCTACAAGACCTAACGGTGATGTTAGAGTTTGTTGTACAGCCAATGCCAGCGGAGCAGGGTTAGAAGATAATAAAACAGCAGGCCTAGTAAAGAAAGATGGCATTGCTATGAACTTACGTGATCATACCATTGAAGAGGTATGGAACAGCGATCATATGAAGCAAACTAGATTGCAAATGCTTAACGGAGAAATTCCTACAAGTTGCACAAAATGTTTTGAAGAAGAAAGCAAAGGTGTTGTAAGTAAGCGTCAATGGGAAACCCGTGAATGGGAAACAAAAATTGACATTCAAAGTATTGTGGATAAAACTGCACCAGACGGAAGCCTAGAAGCAGACATTCCTTACTTTGATTTACGATTAGGTAATGTGTGTAATCTTAAATGTGTAATGTGTTCACCGCACGATAGTTCAAGTTGGATTAAAGATTGGAAATTACAACAGCCTAATTATAAAAATGAATTATTAGCAAGTGACCAAGATTGGGATCAAGACTTTGATTATACTTGGTACAAGAAAGGAAGTTTTATTGATTCAATGATGAAGCAAAGTGCAAACATCAAACAATTATACTTTGCAGGTGGCGAGCCATTAATGATTCCCGAACACTGGAGAATTTTACAAGAACTAATTGCAGACGGCCACGCAAAAAAAATTAAATTAAGATACAACACAAATGGACACCCTCCAAGTAGTAGAAAGGCTGTAAGTTATTGGAACCAGTTTAAAGAGGTGGTTGTTAATTTTAGTATTGACGGAACGGAATTTGTAAACAATTATATTAGACATCCTAGTGTGTGGAAAGATACATATGATGCATTCTTATATATTACACAGGAACTAGATAAAAATCATCAAGTTAATATTGCTTGTGCAGTTCAAGCACTAAACGCACTTGATCTTACAAATCTAGCAAGATGGTCAAGAGATGCTAACCAAATAAACAATAAAAGAACACATATGGCTGCACCTTTTATTAATACACATTTTGTATACCTACCAAGTTATTTGAATATCAAAGTTTTACCGATAGAAATCAAAAACAAAGTGCGTAGACAGATAGAAGATTTCTTACTAGAAAATATTAAAGATAATTATTTTAATGATCATCCTATGGGTAAACAGCGTTGGGAAGGAATAATCAAATATATGTATTCCGAAGACTGGAGTAGTAAACTTCCTGCACTTGTAGAATACCTAGACAGTTGTGATAAAACAAGAGGAACTAACTGGAGAGAAACATTTCCTGAGTTAGCAAATAGTATCGATGGACAATAAAGAAATAGAAAGAGCATTGCGTTGGCAAAGTCTTGTAAACTTAGGTAGCCAGGTAAAACTCAAATGGCACATTGATCATAATGTGGTTGAAAAACAACTAGAACAATTTAGTGACAACTGGTGCCCTTACAATGCCAAAAAAGACACACATAATAATAGATGGGGATTACCCGTTACTAGTCACACTGGCGATGTAATGGACAACTATCATCTAAACAGTTTCGGTCATATGCAGAAATATCACGATGTAGAAATGAAGGAAGAAAACTTTAATACTCCTACTGAAGTGTATAAAAGTATTCCTGAGATTGCAAAACTTGTAGATATATTTTCTCCTGATATAGGTAGAGTGCATTTATTGCGTGTTGACCAAGGCGGATTCTTTCCTCCACACAGAGACTTTCACGGAACTAGTCCAGAATACTTTAGACTGTTAGTTGTGTTTGGAAGATGCAGTCCTGAAAACTATGTACAAATGCTAGATGGACAACCGAGATATCCCGAAGCAGGTTATGTGTACTTTACAAACTTTCAACTAGACCATAGTGTGTTTAGTTTTAGTAATAATTTGTATAGTTTAATTTTAACAGTAAAACTAAATGAACGTACACAAAAACTAATACTAGATAACACAATGGCAGAATGAAGTTAACCTATCAAAATAAAGCGAAAGAAAACTGGTTCCTTGTTAGTTGGACATTAAGTAACAAGTGTAACTATCGCTGTTCCTATTGTCCTGACCATTTACACAATGGTAGTACAGGACAACCTCGTTGGGAAACAGTTGAACGATTCGTCAAAAATTTTACAGTGCCTGGCAAAGATATCTGTTATAGACTAAGTGGAGGTGAACCCACATACTGGAAACACTTTTTAGATCTTGCTAGACTTGTAAAAGAACAAGGACACACATTTAGTTTTCTTACTAACGGTAGTCGTACTGTAGATTATTACAAAACTATATCACAATACACAGATGGATATATTATTTCATATCATCCTGAATATGCAGAACTAGAACACATTAAAGAAGTAATACAAGAAAGTTATTGTCCTGTGTTTATTAATTTAATGCTAACACCGGAAAATTTTAACGAGATGTTTGACATTGCAGAAGAACTTTATTCGAGCAGTGACAACGTTAGTGTATGGCCTAAAATTATTTTAGATAAGTCTAATATAGACGCAATTACAAATACACCAGCAAACTATACACAGGATCAATTAGATACAATTAAGAATTGGCCTTTCTTTAGTAAACTACCAGATGCTCATTTGCATAGAGAAGAATTGCTGTTAGATGGACAACCAGTTACTGCAAATGATTTAATAGCCAACGATCAAAATAAATTTTATGGTTGGAAATGTTGGGCTGGCCTACATATGATAAATGTTGATATGTGGGGTAACATATATCGTGCAGATTGTAAAGAAGGCGGAGCGTTAGGTAATATTGAAAGATATAAATTACCCACTGAAACTGTGCAATGCGGTAAACAGGTATGTGCTTGTTTAAGCGATATCTATTTAAGAAAAGAGAGTGTCTAGTTCAGGACACACATCTAGTACGTTTGTACCTCTCAACTTATCAAGTTCTACAGTAAATTTAATAAACTTTTCTAAGTTCTGAGGATCATAACCTTCTGTATAATCTGTGCCTTGTAAAATAAATGTTGGAAGTATTCTTGGATTAAGATATGCAGGTGTTGTAACTACGTTATTAAGATATAATTCATAATTGTCTTTGCGTACACTTTCAAACCAATTGCGAATTTCGTCTAGGTGACAAACATTATAAGTCATTACAGTTCCAGCAAAAATAACACGATCCATTTTATCAAAGTGTTTTAGATTTTCTTCAAACTGCTCAAATGTAAAGTTAGTGCCGCCGCGGATATACTCGTATAGTTTACCTATACCTTCAATACTAATATGCCATTTAGTTTCTTTAAACTGTTGTGCAAGTTCGTCAAACTCTAAATCAACAATTGTACCGTTTGTGCTAATATCAAGTGTAATATTTTTAGCAAGATCTAAATCGATTAGTTTTTGCATTATTTGTTTGTTTGCCGGCTCCATATAGGGTTCGCCGCCCTTAATATTAACATACTGTAAGTTCTTAAAATATTCTGGATATTCAAATAATTTATCTACAATGTCAGGTGATAGATTTCTATATCCAAAATCGGGCTCGTGTATAGGACGTTGTATTCCCAATGCATCAAGTTTAAGATCTTCTTTTATCCAAGCAGTAGAGTTTACACCACTACACATACGACATTTTAAATTACAAACATTGCTCATATTAAATTCTAAAAAGTAAATATCATTCTTACCTTTGCTTTCTGGTTTAAGCATAGGATTTAATACTTGTTCAAAAAACTTACGTCTGCTATGTCCGTTAGTACTTTCTTTTGCTGTACATTGTAAACAGTTGCTAGGAAACTCTCCTGTTGCAATTATTCGTTGCGTTGATATTAATCCAGGATTGCGAAGTATAGTAGGTAGATTGTCTTTTAGTAAGTTACCGTGACGTCCTGTGTAAACACAGTCAGGTACAACATCTCCGTTGAACCTAATACTAAGAGCGTGCCAAGGTGCATAACACTTCATACGTCAAGTCCTCCTTAATATGATACAACTGATGCTCTGACGAAATAGTGTCATAGCCTATAACACAAAGTTTAT